CAAAACGCTTTCCCAAAGCCTGACTCCGGTCGGTCTAAGGGTCCTTTCAAGAAGAGGAAGTTCCAAGACGCACAGTCTTTAGGCCCTTTTCCTACTTGTGACTGCTATACTCATCCTGAGCCTGCAGCACCACAAGGTCAAGTTCTCAAGAAGGTGGATCATGCCACTCCTGTACAAGGGAGAGCATGGGTTGACCGTTCCAAGAAACTCGCTAAAACGAAGATTCAAGGTTCTAGGTCTACTGGTCCATCACCATTAAACATGGCTGAAACAGCGGTGGTTTCATCACCAACCATCTGTTACAGACGCAATTCAAGCAAAACCCACTGGGTCGTTTCCATACGTGCCCTTATGGGTTTCACCACTCTGATGCTTCCGATCACGGACGCTAGCAACTCAACATACGCTAACGACGCAACAGAAGTTCTTGTAGACGAAATCGCCAACGGTACTCAAGTTATCGCAAGCACACTCGCCTATTATATGATAGCTCTTTTGAACTCCCTTTCTTGGTTGATCTTGCTCCCTCATACAAAGATCTTTGTGGTGATTTTCTGCCTTACCTGCGCCCTTCACAAGGTGTGGTTAGCATATATGTTCTTTTGGCACAGACGCCAGCTTGTAGCTGATGACGCCGTGCCTGAATATTCAACCATGACTGCGGTTCTCCGTACGTACAAAGGGATTAACACCCCGATGTGGATGGCTAAGACTTCTAACGGAGTTTACTACTATCCCATGGAACATGCTAACATTAAGATCCCAGAATCTGAGATGCCCTGTGCTGGCTCTACCATGAAATTCATGGAAGAAGCACCCAAGGGCTGTGTTCGGATTTCAAGCACCATAGACGGTCCTCAAGCTGTCGCCTTTTGGTGTGATTTTGGTAAGGGGCGGGACTATCTTTGTACCGCATACCATTGCACTGCAGGAGAAGATAATTTCTTTCTCCATGGAAATGTCAACGGTCAGCCTATGACACTACCCGTCAAGTCGACTCATGTTTTGAGCTCCTTGACGTCTGACTTCCATCTATGCAAAGTGAACAAGGCCGTATGGGCACAATTTGGAGTCAAGAAACTCGAATGTGCCAAGAGTCATCCCGAAGGGGCTACCTCATCTATGGTCTTCACCTTCTGTCCAACTAATCTACGTTGGCAGAAAGCCATTGGACCCGCAATCACCGACGGTTGTGAGTTCACGCATCGCTGTTCTACAGTGGGCGGAGCATCCGGCAGCCCTATAAACATCATGGGCCATCCTGCTGGAATACACCATCGCCACGATAAAGCGACTGGGACCAACAGAGCTGTTAGCTTTGAGATGATCCTCGCTATTCTGGACGATATCACCGGTGCTGAAACCCCTCGGGGTAGAGGCAAGAATTTTCAAATCCACGACGAGTGGATTGAAGATTGGCAAGATAAACACTCTTCAAACCGAAAACAATCAAGGTATGAAGAGGACTATGAAGACCACGACCGGCACATTAAGGTACGCTACTCTAAGAGAGGTGAGTACCATGACCAGGAGTACTCTGAGATGAGTCCTGGGCAGTTCAAACGCCACTCAGGCTCTGAGTTCTCTCGCGGGAACGACAGAAGCATGACTGGTTACGAAACTCCAGAACAACCGACACCCGATCAGGGAAACGGGATTCGGAGCAAAGGAGAACTCCCTACAACAACCTTATCCCAGAAAGAGCAGAAGCTCTCAGATTCTTCGCTACCAACTTTATCGCGCAAAGCGAGAAAGGCACTGGCAGCAGAGAAGAGGAAGACGGAGCTGGGAGATTCCCCACCTTCGCCTTCTCCAGGTCAACCGCTCCCCCAGAAGACATCAAAGAAATCGGACAGATCCTGCCCGGAGTCCTTGAATACGACAATCCCCGAAAAGGCCCCGCAGCCGAAAAGAAATCCTTCTCCTTCCAAGCAGGCCGATTCAAAGCATCCGACCATCAAGAAATATCCAAAGAGGTCGAAGAAGAAGTCCTCAGACGCTACCCAACAACCAGACACCCCTGGAATGGAGATGCCGACAGAGAAACCATCAAGAAATCCTTCCAAGACCTCAAAATCTTGTCAGAAGTCAATCCAGAAGGCTCTCCAGGACTTCCTTACAAAGCATGGGGAAGAACTAATAAAGCTCTGTTAGACTTGTATTCCGACGAAATCGTCGATGCTGTGGTAGATCGAATTCTATTGCTTATTGAGGCTGGTGACATCACTCGACTTTCCCCTGCGGAAATGATTGAAAGAGGTTACTGCGACCCTGTACGCATCTTCATCAAAGAAGAACCACATAACAAGTTAAAAGTGTCCCAAGGTAGATTCAGATTAATCTTTTCTGTATCCCTGGTGGACCAACTCCTAGAGCGTTTCTTTGCTCAAATTCAAAATAAAACAGAAATTGCGAACTGGCATAAATTACCATCCCTCATCGGAATTGGTCTCGACAAACGTCACATCAACGCTATGATCCATGATCCTTCCTGGTTCCCTTCGGGGCCAGTAATCGAATCGGACGTCAGCGGATGGGACTGGACGGTTCAGCCGTGTGAAATACGCGCTGAATTTGAAATGCGGATCAAGTTAATCCGAGACTGCCCTGCCAATCTGGCTAGACTCATTCGAGCTCGGGCAGAATGCATCCTGCAAAAGACCGTTGTATTCAGCGATGGAGTCGCGCGCCTATGCCCTGTTGGGATATGGCCATCCGGCTTATACGTCACTGGATCCGGGAACTCCCGAATGCGAACCACCCTTGGTTTCCGAGCTAGAGAGCTCTTGAACCTGCCATACAAAGATTTAATCATGAAGTGTGTGGGTGACGACTCGGTTGAGTCTGCGGACGCAGACCTGGCTCCACTGAAGGAGGCATATGAGACCCTTGGTCATCTGATCAAGGACATCCGTGTGACCCACTCAGAGGACTTCGAGTTTTGCTCGAACAGGTTCAGAGATGGAAAAGCATCATCAACACAAATTGAGAAATCGGTTTACAAGTGGGC